AAGAAGTATTATAGCTCCGTTGCATCCGACCGTCCTTACGCTCCGAAATAATTTCGATGCGAAAGTTGGCACCATCCCACAGGTCGAAAGGATTGATCTTCTTCTTCCCGGCAAACTTCGGGAACATTACAGCCTCAATCTTATCCATCGCCCACTTGCCGAACTTGAACTTGACAACCCGACCGTTGTTTTCAGGATGCACACTATCTTCGATGACATAGAAGTTAGCGACATAATGAATCTTGCGGGATTGGTGCGTGGCCTGCTGACGGTTAGGATGGGTCTTGGCCACCTTGTCGTCATTCGCGCCGGGAACCGAGTTCCAAAGCTTCTTATTGAATTCCATGACAGGATCGGCACCCTCGTCCAATGTGAACAGGCAGTTTTCGATATACCACTTAGAAGTGGTCTTGTCCTGAAACTCGTGGCTCCACCAACGGGCGAAATCCAGATCGTCTGGTGTGATACGGGGAAGGAAACGACCAACAGCAAACCCGTTGCCGTTCTTGTCTACACTAGGATACCATTCGTTTGGATCAGACTCAAATGTCTTCTTTTCCAGCTTGGTAACGTCTTCTTCTAGCTTCTTGAAACTCTCTTGACGATTTTTCTTTAGGTCTTTAAAACTCAACTTATTTTCTCCTGTGATGTTGTGATCTTTGTGATGATGTGATCAGGGATTATCCCTACTTCTATTTATCACATTTCTATCGAAAATACCAGCAAATTCTAAGCAAATCTGAAATTATTTTCGATAAACTTATATAGCCGATCTGGACAGTAATTAAATTCAATTGACATCATATAGGCCTCATAGACAAGCTTTTGGAGTCTTCTAAATTCTGGTTCATAATCCACCATTTCTGATTCGAGCCTTATCCCTCTATCGGCACATTCCTCTTCAAGGTCATCATCAGATAAATCTTCGAAGAAATCATATTTTCTATATTCTAGCTCATCGATAAGATCATCTAAATCATATTCTTTAAGAGGCCGATCACTCATTCGAAATCCTTTGGAAGCTTGGGAGTTTTCTTGATGAAGTTCATCTTCTCGGCCACGATGAAGAGCCTGCTCTTGAACTCGGGGTCTTTTTTGAGAATGGGAACTATCGTGTCTAATTCAATACCATCTTTCTCACAGATTGTCAAGATTGAATCTATGAAGTCGATGTTTTTTTCACAAAGGGCCTCCACCTTGGCGCGGAAGGCCTCGATATCAAATTCGAACTTGTTCAAAACAATTCTTTCATGTTGGCGGCATATTCTCGGGCGAGAGTCAGCGCATCTTCATAGGAGTAAGTTGTAATTTGCTCTTCGTCGGTCAGGCGAGGAACGTAATCCCCACCGGCATGATCAATATCCTCCACGTAATATTTGACGCTCTTGGCGACGTTATAATCATTAGTATACGGATATTTACCGAACATACTGACTTCTAAACCGACGATAATCTTCTGCCTGACGACAGGTTCATAATAAATCTGTTCCGATACCCACTCCACGTCACCAATTCTCTGTTTAATTTGCTTAGTTCTTCTATAGGAACGGGCCACATAGAAGACATGTCCTATGGCATATTTTGTTCTGATTTCCATGTAAATTTCCTTCAAAATTGGCACCCTCGGCTGGATTCGAACCAGCGTTTGCAACTCCACTACAGATAACGGCTTAGAAGACCGAACTGGTTACGAGGGTATTAAATATTTATTCGCGTGTAAACCCCTTGAAGTCGGCCTTCTTATTAAACTCTTCAAGGAGAATATTTTCTACCTCTGCGAGTTGTAAAAGAGGGCTGGTGGCCTTAACCTCATGAAATTTACAGTCATATTCAACGAGAAGGTCTCGCCAGAATTTCATATCCGTCTCACGCTTATCACCGCCATAACGGAGTTGATCCGGCTCGAAAGGTATACTATCATTCATCAGAAAATAAATGTCAGATTTAGAAACTTTAAATAGGGTTTCACAAATCTTAGGCCATGAACCTTTCCACAGTTTATAGTATCCAATCGTGGAAAGCAAGTCCGTATCTTGAAGAATGAATGGAGTTAATTTCTCTCGCGCCACCGTCTGAGAAGCAAATTGTCCATAGACAATGTTTAACATCTTCTCATCAGTAATTTCAGGACCGACAGCCTCAAGATAACCACGAGCCCATTCTGGAACTCTTGTACTATCGAAAGACCCCCAATTAAATACGGCCCTAGTCATGGTGGATTTGCCCACAGACTCTTGTCCAAAAAATGTGGCCACGACACCATACTTCCGTCGAAGAGAAGGAACTAAATCATCAAAATTAGACAACGGATTGTCTCTGAGATGCGTCGCCTTTGACGCATTGATGACTCGATCAATATCAAAGGGAATGAAGCTTGCGCCGATAACCTTTGATAGTTCGATCCCATAATTTTCTGAGGCAAAGAGAAAATCAAACTTAGTCACGCCTGTTTCATCTTCGATCATCTCACACCAGAAGTTCCAAAAGTCAGGATGATCTGGTGGATTTTGAGGAACGTCATCATTCTGATTTAAATGAAAAATGAGATTACAGGAATCATAATAATTCTGAAATTCATTCTTCAAGGCCAGATAACGAACCCAACCATCCATCGGCTCGAAACTACGAGAGTTGATGAGAACATGCAACGTGTAATCATATCCCTCGGTCTCAAAAAAATCAAGACCAAACTGAATCAATGCCTTATGACCGTTGGTCGGAGGAAGAGCCGTCATCACGATGATGCCACGTCGCATGTTTTTAATCCTTAATGATTTACAATTTCAAACTTCTGAACGGCGGCGGTAATCGAAGGAGTCTTCATCGACTTCCACCAGAGATATAGAGCCCAGATAGCATTAAGAATGAAGAAACCCATCTGGATGGAAAGAATCTTCAGGTCTTCATTCCAGTAGACAAACACCGAAATGATGTCAACGGCAATCCAGAGAATCCAATTTTCGATTTTCTTATTGTCCAGCATGAACTGAGCCAAAATTGAAAGAACAAGAATTGAAGTATCCCATGCGGCATTTGTGCCACCAAAATAATTATTCGCTTCCATACAGGCCAGACCGACGCCTGCTGTCAAAACGATATAAACCGGCCACCACTTGGCTTCGATAAAAGTTACCGGGCGAGTGTCGGCATCGGGCTTCCATCGAAACCAGCCATATAACAAAGTCGGAAACAAGTAGACCTGTAGAGCCATCGAAGACAGAAGATTCGATTGATAAAACAGAAGACAGAGAGCGGCGACGGAAATTGCTCCAATCGGATAATTCCACCGAGACTGAAAGACGCACAGGAATGTACACCAATAAGAAGTGAATACAGAAAATGCCTCCAGCGGATTTACGCTCGGAATCCATCCAAAGAAGAGAGCAGTCTCATAAGAGATTGCCGTAGCAATCAGACCACAGACGATAGAAATACCTTGATTTTTCCAAAACATTTAATATCCTTTCATTCGTTTCATTATTATACTTCTAAGACTATAGCCGAAAAAAGAGGGTTTGTAAACCCCCTTCCTCGACATCGTAAGAAAATCAGGCCGACTTGACGGCGACATTCACATTTTGAAAATTGTGGTAGACGACCTTGTTATCGAGCATCCCTGTCGTCCAAGCCTTCTGGCTTTCCCAGACGGTATAAAGAAATCCATCCTCGGAATTCAGGTTGATGGCGATGTCGCAAGCATCGATAAAATCCTTGAAGGTTCCTACCAATTCTTGGTTAGCGCCGCCAATCACGATATAATTCATTGCACAAATCTCCAATTTTTTTTTCGCAGCCACCCCGAATGGCCTAACTGCATGACAAGAACCTACTCCTTCAAAATGGTTCCGTCAAGATAACGTGAGCGGAAAAAAAGAAAAAGGCCGGGAAGAACTCCCGGCCTTATTAATGACTAATTATGAATTAGGCGCGGCGTTTACCGATCATGGACTGTACGACATTTCCGATGTTCATTTCCGACGACTTGATACCAGTATGAGCAGTCGTCTTGTCACCATTTTCCTCGACGCTCACGATAAACGATGTTATGTCGTCACGCAGTCGGTGCAGGAAGGTCACCAGCGCATCATCCTTATTGGAAGCCTCATGAACCGGCGCAGGCGCGGGAGGGGCAGGTGCCGAGGCGGCGGTTTTGATTCTGGGATACGGGCTCTCGGTGGGCTGAAAATAAGGATAGGACTCTTCCATGTAGGTCTTCCCATTTTCCTTCATGTTATATGCGAGGGCGTGGTACCAGACGGAGGGAACAATTCTCCTACCATTTCTATCATCAATTCTGGCATTATTGATGGCGGCGAAGGCCTCGGATCGTGTGTGGCCTTTCTTCAGATTTGACATAACCTTGGCAACCTGAGCAGAAATGGTTTCATTTGATTTGATATTCATGATGAAATACTCCATAAGTCACGCTGAGGAAGAGACTATCTCTTCGGCGTCTTGTGTATGCCAGCATGTATATAAGATGTCAAGAAATTTTTTGTAAAGATAAGATTTTTATTGACAGGAACCTTTTGGACACATCAGAGTTGACAAAAAAAAATCCCCGATTTCTCGGGGATTTTCAGAGACTTAGGCTTTGTTGGCCATGTCAACGGCTAGGCTGAAGGCCTTCAGCTTCTTATCCTTTACCTGTCCATACCACATATTCTCGACCCGCGCTTCGTCGGTTCGGCCCATCAGGTGATCCGTGACGTAAGTAACGGCATTGAGAGCCTGCCACCAAGTTCCCGGCCCGAATTCAACACCGGGCTGATAGGCCAGAGCCTTGACGGCCAGAGTAGCATTCGAAGAGGCTTCCTTCGGCTTACGCTTGGAATTTTCCTTGACGACCTGTACCGGGAAGACTTCGTTAAAATATTCCTTGACAGTCTCTTCAGAATACCGCTTGGAACCGAGGAAAGCCGCCGCCTCACCATATTGATCGAATTTCTCGTTGGCGATACCCATCGTCTGCTTCGCGGCGGTGGCGTCGAAGACCACCCGATGCGAAGATTTAAAGGCGTTGTCAGAAACACCGTTGAGGGCCATCGTCAGCGTGTTGTTGCAGACGACGCGGGTAGGGGTGAACCGAACGTCAATGGACTTACCATAACGATGTGTGTTGGTGAAAAGAAGGTAGCTCTCGACACGATCCCCACCGAAGAGGGTAAAGGACTTGTTAACCTTGGCCAGAGCCCATACATACTGACCCTCACGCAGGGAGCCAGCGGTTTCCATCGTCATGTCACCAGCATCCACAAATTCGCGGAAGAAGTCGAAGGCAACCTCGTTCTGTAAAGGCTCCCAATCGTCTCCCACCACATCCATCAGCTTGCCATCCGACATGCGACGCAGGGACTTGTTCTTCGTCACCGGACCATACTTGTCACCCATTTCACACTTTTCAACTTCCCAATCGCACTTCGCGGCGACGAGCATTTCATGAGCGGTGAGATTTCCGGCAACCTTGTAACCAAGGGAATGCCAAGGGGTTTCGCCTCCCCACTCTTTACCAACATAAGCCATCTCTTCTACCATATGTGCCATTTTAAAATCCTTGATCTGCGGTGAAGGCCAGTCCCTCATCCATGTCCAACTTATAAATGATTTCGTTTTCGCTGTCAATGATAATTTTGATAAATATTCAAAAAAGGGGAGAAAAATGTTTTCACAAGAGGTTTTCGCTGGTGCTGACTTCACATACACGTCAAACGTATCGCTTTCGAACAGCGCGACATGGACGGCGAATGCCTTCCTTACGACGCTAGACCTTCTGGACGTCTTTAACGGAAATTCAGAGATTGGACTTCTGACGGCAAATCTCGCCCCTATCGTCACCAACACCCCCAACGCCACCAATTATTCCCTGACGCTGAGTGCTTCCGGTAGCCTGACGGCGCAATGGATTGCCAACTCGGTCAATATCAATGAGCGGGTATTATATCTTTTCACAAAATTTACAAGTAATACGGGAGCCGTGCAGACTGGTAACACGGCTCTCCTTCGTGTCAAGGCGGCGGTTTTAAATTAAGCCGCCTTTCGGTAATCTTCTTCCTCTTCCTCGACATTGACCACAGGCGCGGAGAATCCCGGCTTGGGTGCCAATATGAAGCGATGGGATTCAAATCCCATATTTTTCACTTCCTTCAGACGATAAAATTCGGCTGCACCAATAAAATAATTGATAATCACTGTATATTGTGAGCCTGTCTTAAGATACATCTCCCTGCCGCGATTGTTGATACAAACAACCACGAACCCTATTTCATTTAACATTATATTCATCCACCCCATTGTTTGTGTATGTATCTGGTTTCAGTTCGTTATTATCACCTAGCACAAATCCTCCTATATGAAGATGAGAAGTTTGATTTGTGTCGGCGTCACCATATTCTGTCACGTCTCCCTGAATTAAAACATCTTGAGGATGCTTGGCGAAAGCCTTATTCAAATCATCGACCAACTTTTGATTAAATTGCGCGATGTAGAGAGTCGGATAATCTTCCATAATGAGAAGGTAAATACTCTTCTTATCAGGTGACATTTCAAAACTTATCACCCTAGGACTGTTTTCCTTCGTAAATATGTGATGATAGAAGGGAATGTTCATAATCGGTCGGGCCGTTCCCAGAAGATCATGAATTGTGTAATAAGAGAAACCCAAAAATAAACAGTATATAAGAGCAGCCAGACCCATAAGCTTCGGTCTCACCATCAAGGATGTAATCAAAAATAGTACAGCCGTCATACCAAAGAAGACAAATGAAATTACTGTCATTGATGAGCCATCCACTTATCGTTTGAATTAATAGAACTGTCTATGATTTTACCATCCTCACCGACCCTGAAATTAAACATCGTCTTCTCTTGATTTTCTGCCGTGAATGTATGCACCCCTCTCATAGTTTTAAAACGACCATCCGAGACGCTTGCACCCTTTAGTCTGATAATCATTGTCGCCTCGACCGTTCCATTCGGAAATTTCCCAAAGGCGGGACTTGATGCCTGTGTCTCATGGTTAGAGAAATAATAGATATTGAACGTGTATTCTCCGGGAATAATCTTGTTGGTGCATTCGATTTCCATATTTAAATGTTCAAGATTATTCTGGAAGCCGATAACGTCACGGTAAAGATCAAGTCCCCCGCCATGCATGTTGGAGAATCCGATAGGCTTTCCATCTTTGGGTGACTTACCCCAGATATCAAGATCGATATCACGATCATTCGGCCAATAAATTTCGGCACAAAGACTACCCAGCATCACACCATCATTATTATTTTCACTGTGTGGAACCATAGAAACCACCACGAAAAGCATAAAGACGAAGGCGGCGAAGGAAACCATCACGTCGGCCAGAACATAACCAAACAGCTTTTCCTCTAGCGACTCATTAAACTTCGCGCTTAGATCGGTCATTCACCATTCACCAAGAAGCTGTTGAACCTCGTCCATAGAAAGGCTACGAGGCCGATCAAGGTCGTATTGAACAAAGTCAACGCGCCTGAAATCATATTTTTCAAAACGAATTGAGGGTCCGACAAGTCCTGAAGTCCCATGATCATATGCACGAAACCGATCAGGGTGCCACAGAGGCCGATGAAAAGAAACTGTCCCAAGACATAATTCAGATATCTGTTGATCTTCTTCCCGCCATATCCATAGGTTTGATCGTTTTTGAAGGTGGCGAAAATTCGTAGAAAGATGCCTGTGACGAGTAGCAACGCCAGAACGTAGGAGATGTGGGTCACATCGTTTGTAAAGATGTAACCCACAAATCCATAAAAGTATCCAACAATGAAGAGAGCCATGATGAAGACATTAAAAAACACCAGACGAAATGTATTTGTGTACCGCAAAATAATCTCCTTAGTAGACCCACTTTAAGTTGCCATTGTCCCAGATAGAACGAGCCTTGTCAACGTTTGTTTGGCTTCCTGTATTCTTTTTTAGAATGTCAAGAAGGTGTTGTTTAACTTCCGTGATATTTATAGAAATTTTATCAAAGAAGGTAAAGGCGGTGGCCCGAACATAGGAATTAACCCAATCCTTACTTTCAAGGGCGAATTCTTTACGAGTCATATTCGTGGCGTTATAATGTTCAAGCACACCAAAAATGTTGTCGGCCTGTTCATTGAAGTTGCACCAGAATTCATATTCAAATTCTTCGAACTTCTCCCGATCAGGCTCAGTCAGAAGCAATCGGAAGTCGTCGGCCATTCCTTCCACCAGAATGGCGATGACATTCTTTTCACGCGCCAGTTCGTCCTTGGAGCGATGTAGCAGGCAATATTGATCGGCCTTGATCTTCACCATGGAGCCATCAGACCACCGCACCACGAAGCCCTCTAGGCCTTCCATAGGCTTTACAGCTTCAACTAGCTCCTGCATCGACGCGACGGTGCCGGGATATTGTTTGACGACATCAACATCAAAAGCAAGAGCAATATGATTCATTCTTGAATATTCAAGATAGTTTCCAGATACATTATGACGAATTCCGATCAGCACAAGACGATCTTCGGGGTGAGAAATAACAATTCTATTTTGATTTGAACACCATTCAAAGATGGGCGTCATACTCCATTCTGACATACACCAGTTGGCAAATTCTAGGTATTTTGGATTTTTCTCAACGAAAGCCTCGATCTGTGGCGTAAGAAACGTCACACCGGCCTTCGAACCCCACGTCATCTTCCCATAGGAAATCATCGTCGTCACCATCGATCCGTCCAGCTTCTCCAAGATTACATGCGGCTTGGAGAAATCAAGATTCTCGACTAGCGTTTCAGGACGTTCATTGACGTTAAAAAACTTATGAAGGCGTCGAGCCATAATCCGACCATCTTTATAAAAGATGATCCCACGACATTCCTTTTCGACAGCGTTATGGAAGGTGTCGGGAGTATTGACGATGTAATCGATGACGATGTAATCTTCCTTGTAATTAACGTGGAAGTTATCATTGCCTCGGATGTGGGGCAGCACGTCGTCAATGGTCTCGATAATTGGGAACATGTGATTTCCTTAGAATTTATAGAAACTGGTTCTTCTACCCTATACGGATTATCTTCCAAGTCAAGAGATTTATCATAATTTCCTGAAACAATATCATGTTCCATCTTTTCGATGTACAAATCCAGATCATCCAAGGGACGGAAGCGAGAGGCCCTGAAGGCACATTCTCTTTTAAAATCAGGATTATAGGTGCCGGTTATGCCATGCAACGAGACTCCGAATCCTTTTTTGGGATCATCAACGGGTGGAGTCCATATTTTACGGACTATATATCTTTTACCCTCTTCGGGAAGAGATGTATAAAATTGTGGACTTCCAATATTTTTATCATCGACACAGACCACCGTCTGGGCAACATCATAATCTAACATTTCAAACCCTTAAATAGAATTTCTAATTTGTTGGGCCAAAGCAGGATAGGACTTTGGATGCACCCCATCTCGACCGGGATATACCTGAACGGCCCGATCCCCATAAAGAGCAGCCACATGGCCTACCACCGAGGATGGACGACTATGGGCAGGCTTCACCCATATCGTGATCTGGCAATGGACGTTCCTACGGATGGCCTCCAGATTCTTCTCCAGATTTAAATTCAGAGGATCATTCGAACCGGCCGAGATGACGCAGGCATAATGTGGACCCGACGCCGCAGCCTCATGGATGATGAAGGAACTTGGCTTACCATAAACCGCATGGATTTCTTGACAATGGAGAGACCCACCGAGGCCCTCGCGTGTGGCAATACTATCACCGATGCTGACACAATCAAAATTAATCAATTTTATTCCTTTCAAGAAAATGGCGGGGAGTATGGGCTTCGATCCCATGATCACGCTTCGACAGAGCGTTGCTTTAGGCCAGACTAAGCTAAATCCCCATTGGTTGACGCGATAGGACTTGAACCTATTTGGTCTCAATTATCAGTTGAGTGCCTAACCATTCGGCCACACGTCATCATTAAAATTTGGCAGGAGCGGAGGGATTCGAACCCGTCTCTGCTATTACGCCACGGTTTTGGAGACCGTTCCGACTCTCCAACTTCGGAGCACCCCTAAAGAGTCTATTTACTAAAACAGTAAGGGGCCATAATAGGCCCCTTTTTTTAGAAAGTCAATAGGGTTGAAGCCCTAAGTTCTTTTCTTTTATGGGACGGAACAGGATGAGTACCAATAGCGATGATACGATCCACGTCGTGCTCATAAAATCCCTCGACACGGAAACCCACGGCTTCCAGATGAGCAGCCACAACTTCGATATGATCATATTGTTCCGGCATCTCACAGACCTGAAAATGAATCTTGTGAGCATCGAAGGATTTGTTCATCTTCTGGCCGATCACCATGGCCACATGCGCCGCCTGAACAGCCTGATAAATAGGATCATCGAAACGCTTATCAACGAAGATGTAGGAATAATTACGGCGCTTGTATTTGTCGAAACCATCCTCTCTTCCTGAAAGAATATTCAAAATTCGCAAGAAATTTTTGAATTCCTTGTATGCTTCTTCTGAACCGGAGAAGATCGTATCGACACTTTCTTGATCTTTCATTCCAAGAAGTCCATCACTCAGGGACATAGAAGCAATCCAGAGAGCCTTCTTCAGCCCTTGAAATGGATGGTTTCCATTAACCAACTTATTTTCGTTGGTAACTTCCGTAAATGCCCGACGCGCCTGACTCTGGAAGATTTCTTCCCGGTTAGTCTCGTTTGAAGTTTGAGCGAAGAAGGCCTTCAGGGCGATATGTTGAACGACGTTAACTGCCGTGGCCTTGTTGGCAATTTTTTGCCATGCTTGCGTATATGTTTTCATTTTTATTTCTCCTAATTTTAATTAATGTTAAAGTTTATTGTATTCCACGTATCCGTAGGAGGATCACGTATACTTACCTAGATTTCATACTTCTTCATTCTTATTTTCCTTTCTGGTGCTTGTGGAGGGACTCGAACCCACAACCTAGGGATTTAGAATCCCCCGCTCTGACCAAATTGAGCTACACAAGCATATTTATCAAAATGGTAGCCAGTGAGAATTTTGAAATCTCGACCTGATCCGTGTAAAGGAACTGCTCTACCTCTGAGCTAACCGGCTTCAACTTCTATTTATATATGAAATAATAAATATT